ACTCTGGTCATAGAGCTTTGATATCCGCAGGAACGGGACTTGGAGAAGCTGGTCTTTTTTTTGACGGAAAAAATTATCATCCATTTGCAAGCGAAGGTGGTCATGCTGACTTTTCCCCTCGAAATGAAAAGGAAATGGCACTTCTTCGCTACCTTTTAAAACCCTTTGGACATGTTTCCTATGAGAGGGTGCTTTCAGGGCAAGGCCTTTACAATCTCTATCAATTTCTTAATGACTATCATAAGAAGAAACCTAGAGAGGACATTACCGAAGAAATGAAACATGAAGATCCTCCTATAGTGATTTCAAAATATGCTTTAGAAAAAAAGGATTCTATCTGCGAGGAAGCACTTGACATGCTTGTGAGTTTCTATGGTGCAGAGGCAGGTGTAGAAGAGTCATTAGAAGGTGTAGCTTCTCTAGAGGATAAAACAGCACAGCTATCCTCTCGTATTCAAACGCTAGAGCAAGCTATAGCTGATAACGATGTACGTGGTCTAAACACAAAGCTGGCACAGCTAGGTACAAACATGACACAGATACTTGAGCAGCAGAAGGTACTACTGGACCTACGTAGCCAAGTAGACAAAGCAACAACTATAACAGATAACCTAGATGACACTCTTGAGGTTTTAGAAACAGAAATTGATGACATCTGGAAAGCCTATGACGAACTAGTGGATAACCCTCTATGAAGCAATTAGAAGAAGGTAGTGCTTGGGACGCAGCAGACGCTGATGGTGATGGCATCATTACAGATGATGAAATGGCTATGTATGAGCGTAGAGTACGTTTCGAGAATGAGGATAAAAAAGAAGATGCGCACCGTAATATGGCTTGGTTTGCTTTATTTGGTATGCTTCTTTATCCCTTTGCTGTTGTTGTATCTGCTGGCCTTGGTATTGAAACTGCTTCAGGTACCCTCGGAGATATGGCACCTACTTACTTTGTGTCTGTTGCTGCTATTGTGGCGGCATTCTACGGTGGACAAGCCTACACGAAAGGTAAAAAGTAATGCCGTACCAGAAGAACGGAAAACGCGACTACAAGAAACAGAACGAAAAGTACGACTCGCGCCCCTCTGTAAAGAAGGACCGTGCTTCCCGAAATGCTGCACGTAAAGCTATGGTAGCTAAAGGGAAGGTACGTAAAGGTGATGGTAAGGACGTGGACCACAAAGATGGTAACCCACGTAATAACAAAAGTAAGAACTTACGTGTGATGGCTAAGTCTAAGAACCGTAGCGTCAAACGTACAAGCGGGAATAGGAAAGCATAATGTCGGAGAAGAAGAGTGCTAAAAAAGATTCGAGACTTACTAGGGCTGGTGTATCGGGTTATAATAAACCCAAACGAACCCCAAACCACCCCAAAAAAAGCCACATCGTCGTCGCCAAAGAAGGTGACAAAATCAAAACCATCCGCTTCGGGGAACAAGGCGCAAAAACCGCAGGGAAGCCGAAAGCGGGGGAAAGCGAAAAAATGAAGAAGAAACGTGCTTCATTCAAGGCACGTCATGCAAAGAATATTGCTAAAGGCAAAATGTCTGCAGCATATTGGGCTAATAGGACGAAGTGGTAATGCCTACACCTACAAACAAAAAACTGTACGCTAAAGTAAAAGCAGAAGCCAAGAAAAAGTTTGACGTGTGGCCTAGTGCATACGCATCCGCTTGGTTAACTAAAACCTATAAAGCACGTGGGGGTAAGTATAGTGGGTCGAAAGCCAACAAAGTCACAAAAAAGTAAGAAGGGTGGTCTTGGCAAATGGTTCGGTGAAGAGTGGACCGATGTTAAGACTGGTAAGCCTTGTGGTCGTAGCTCTGCTAGTAAGAGCAAGCGTCCTTACCCAGCATGTCGCCCAAAGGCAGTAGCTAGTAAGATTACTAAAAAAGAAGCAGCAAAGAAGACTGGACCTAAAAAAGTTAAATGGTCTACAACAGCATCAGGGAAGAAGAGGAAATAATGGCAAAGACTAAATGTCCTAAATGTAAAGGCAAAGGCTGCTCACATTGTGGCGGCACAGGTTATCACAACATGAACAAAGGTGGCGATATGGGTAAAAAGATGAACGAGGGTATGAAAGCCCTAAAGAAAGAAGCACCAGAGGTAGCAGCTAAAATGGGCTACAACTATGGTGGCATGGCTAAAAAGAAAATGGGTATGGCATACGGCGGTATGACTAAGAAGATGAAGATGGCCCACGGTGGACTAGCTTGTGGTGCATCTAACCCAGCAGAACGCCCAATGAAGAAGAGTAAGTAATGGCAAAATTCTACGATAAATATAAGAAGGCGTTAGAAGCGCACGGCTACAAGATCGACGCACATGGTTGTGTGTGGGATGCACGTGGCAATCAGGCTGCAGTAGAGGATCGCTTTGGTAACGTATATGCAAGCGATCCTAACATTACTGAAATCTGTAAAGCAGAAGAAGCTAAACCAAAGCCTAAACCTAAAGCTAAAAAGAAAAAGATCGAAACAGTTGAGGATGGCGATTAATGTCACTAGTTAATCAGGGTAAAGCAGCACGGATGAAGTCTGTGTACGGTCACAACAGCGGTACTACAGTAGAGGCTGTATATACTTGCCCTGCCAACTGCACAGCAGAGTTAACCTTTGTACATATTGTAAATGGTGGTGGCTCTACAAATACAGTAGAGCTAGAATGGTACATAGCAGCAGATACCTACACATCACACTTTCTAAAAGGTAAATCTTTAGGTGCAGGTGAATATGTAACGTTTAGTAACATTGACCTAGTTCTACAACCCGGCGATAAGATACAGGTTACACCTACTAGCGCAGGACACATAGACACTATCCTAACAGTAACTGAAACGTTTGTGCCAATCGGGTAGCGGGTATGCAATAATAGGTACTACTACCTGACCTACTTTCAAGTATAACTATCTCCGCACACAACAAAAAGGAGATATGTGATGCTTAACTTTCTAAAACGTGTCTTTAAAGCAATCGAAGAAGCACAACAAAAACGCGCAGACTACAAACTACTACAGATGCTTTCTGAGCGTGAATTACGTGATTTAGGTATTGGTCGTAGCCAGATTCATAACATTGTTTACGGTAAAGACTAAAAAGTGCTTGCATTTACAATAGTTATACATAAAACTATATGTAAGCCCTAAAAACAAGGACGACTTTATGGCAAGAAACCTCACAGATAACCAGAAATTGTTTCTCGAAGTCTTGTTCGATGAAGCGGGTGGTGATGTTGTGCTTGCCAAAAAGTTGGCTGGTTATAGCGATAACACACCTACACGTGTAATCGTAGAGGCATTGAAAGATGAAATCGCAGACGCTACACGTACTTACTTTGCTCGTACTGCGCCCAAGGCTGCTATGGCTATGGTTGGTGCTTTATATGATCCTACTGAACTAGGTATCAAAGATAAGATGGCAGCAGCTAAAGACTTGCTAGACCGTGCAGGACTAGGTAAGACAGAAAAGGTAGATGTCACATCTAGTGGCGGTGTATTCTACCTACCTCCAAAAGAGGGGACAAATGAGTAGACCTTTCCATATTGGGAGGGATTTAGGTTTTTGGGAACTACCAAAACCACACAAAGGCAAAGAACGAGAGTGGCACGTAATAGCTAGAGTAAGCCAAAACGTGCCATTTGGCTATAGGATACACCCTGAAGACGAAGACCTCTTGGAGCCTATACCTGAAGAACTAGAAGCATTAGAGCTTGCAAAGCAGCATCTAAAGCAGTATAGTTTACGAGAAGTAGCGAATTGGTTAACAACCCAGACAGGTCGCAGCATCTCACATGCAGGTTTAAAGCAGAGGATCGAAATTGAGCGAAGACGTAAAAAAACTGCTACAATTAAACGGAACCTCGCCAAGCGGCTCCAAAAGGCGTTATCCAAAATCGAGGAACTCGAAAAAAACAGGGTCGGGGCGTACTCCGAAAGCGAGTAAGGAAACAGTCACACCCCCAGTAGAGACTATTCCTGCACAAGTCGCCCCAGCAGAGTTCGATGTCGAGGCTGCACAGGATGTAGTGTTCAAGCCAAACCCCGGCCCTCAAACAGACTTCTTGTCTGCATCAGAAAGAGAAGTACTTTATGGTGGGGCAGCAGGTGGCGGCAAGTCATATGCTATGTTAGCTGACCCTCTGCACGGCTTGAATGACCCTAACTTTTCTGGTCTACTTGTACGTCATACTACGGAAGAGTTACGTGAACTTATTCAGAAAAGCCAAGAGCTATATCCACAGGCTATACCGGGGATTAAGTGGTCAGAGCGTAAAAGCCAATGGATTAGTCCAAAAGGCGGTAGGCTCTGGATGTCGTACCTTGATAAAGATATGGACGTTAACCGATACCAAGGTCAGGCGTTTAACTGGATTGGATTTGACGAGCTTACTCAATGGCCCACTCCTTATGCTTGGGATTACATGCGTTCTCGTCTACGTTCTGCTCACAGTACCAAGCTAGGTTTGTATATGAGAGCAACAACTAACCCCGGTGGTGCAGGTCATGCTTGGGTTAAGAAAATGTTCATTGATCCTGCACCATCTAACAAGGCATTCTGGGCGACTAACCTTGAGACTGGCGACACTATTACTTATCCAAAGGGCCACAGCCGTGAGGGTCAACCTCTTTTCAAGCGGAGATTTATCCCCGCATCTTTGTTTGATAACCCTTATTTGAGTG